TAACATGATTAACTTCTCGTGATGATGTGTTGGGTAGCAAGGGCTGCAATCGCCGCTGCTTTGTTTGCCACGCTAATGCCTGATTTAAAAATCAGCTTCGCCTCGGCTACTTCGGCAAGCCGCGTTAAGACGGTGCAAGCTGTGTCGCCAGCCGAGGCATCGGTGGCGTTGTATAAAATGGCGGCGGCAACTTCGCTACCATCGCTGGCGGCATTGTTGTGCAGGGTGTATTTGCCTGATGCGGTGATTTTGCCCAGCACCGTGCCGACATTGAGATTTTGCCCTGAGATTAAAACGCCCTTGTCGAGCGAGAGCGTTTCTTCATTTGATAACAAAAACTCTGCGCCATAAACGCCTTCGGTTTTTACGTTTGCCATTATTTAGAACCTCGTGCGTTCATTTGGTGATAAATCGCCGTGGTATCAATCACAACGGGTGTGGTGGGCTGTTGCTCTGCGCCGTCGGTAGCTTGCGTGCTAAATAAATGCGCTGGCAGATTTGGCTTTTGCGTGTCTTTTTGCGCCAGTAGTTCTTTTGAAACAGCAGCAAATTGTTCGGTGGTGAAACTGAAATACGGTGCTGCTGTGGTGTCGCTATATTCCCGACCTAACGCGCTGAATAAATTTTTCACTTCGATTTCACGCGCTGATTTTTGTGCCGCTTCTGCGTCGGCTTTAAATTGGCTGTTTTCATTTTTAAGGCGTGCATTTTCGTCTTGCAGAGCCTTGATTTCATCTGGGGTCATGGTGGATTCCTGTGGTTTTTGCTGGGTGTTAAAAACGGTGACTTGGGTTTTATCGTCTGCGCCCATGGTGACAAACGACACTTCACGAATGCGGTTTTGCTTTAGCAAAGTGATTTCGCCCGTGAACGATTGCCCGTTGATGGTGTGATTTTGGTTAGAGTTGAGGTTTGCCGTTTCGGCAGGAAAGATGCCAACGGAGAGTTGCCAGACAATGCCACGGTCAGCTTTGGTAGCGATGTCTTTGGCAACTGGGTCGATGTCAGCGAACAGCCGTCCTGCTATTTCGATTTGTGTGCCGATAGATACCGTTTCAATCACACCAATCGGTGAGCCACCGTGGTTAAAAAGCAGTGGTAATGGGGTTTCGGCTTGGGTGGTAGCTAAATCAAAGGCGACAGCCTTAAACCATGAATGGTCAGTAATCACGCCGCCTGCATAGGCAACGCCTGAAAAGGTGCGCTCGCCTTTCGCGGTGGGTTGTGACAATTGAAAGTCAGCTAAAAAATGGAGGATTTGATTTTGTGTTTTCATGCGCGGTAGATTGCCTACAGCGCAAGGCTTTTTCTAATCGCACGATTTAGTAAAACACGCGAAAAATAGACAACAAAAAGCCCGACAGAACATCGGGCTTTTGTGTTTTTACAGTATTTTTACAGTAGCGGTGTTATTGGCTTGCCATAAAGGCTTGATAACACTCATCACTCACTTCAATTTCGTCAGGGATAAAGTCACCAACATCGCGTCCCATCATAAAACGCTGGGGCTGACCGTTTATGTAGTAAGAATCGCCATGTCTATTGAGTGGGATTGCATAAACAATCCAGTCACCCAAGCCGCCAAGATAGCTAAAACCAACATCGTCTTCTTTGATAATGAAGCCTGCGTACTTTGGGTGGTTGCTTTCATAAATTCCCGCGACGGGGCATTTTTTAACCCCATAAAACGGCGGTGTGTAATGTCCTTTTTCTGGATACCACTCTGGCTTGGCTTGCTTAGGCTGTGGGTCATCAACTTCAATCCAATCCACCACTTCGCCTTCAATTTCGCCGTCGTGGTAAGGGCATTCAACATAATTTTTCAAGCGTTCTTCAAGCGACATATTTCCGCAGGTGCAGCAAGCAGGGTTTCTAATTTTCATGTTTTTGTTTCCTTCAAATGAGTAGGCAGGGCTTGTTAAGCCCCGCCGTTTTTTTATTCAACTATGTCTTGCGCCGCCTTGGCAGCACACAATGTTGCGATAACCTGCGCCAGCGTTTCGTTTAGGTTCTGAGTTTCAGGAAATTGTTCTTGGTGCAGCCCGCTGGTGGCGAGTTCAAACAAAATGGCGTTAATGACGTGGGTCATTGTTTTTGCGTTGAACTCAGCGGCGATTTCAACGACCGCTTGCCCGACTTCGCCAAACCCAGTGGCGGCATTTTCCAAATCGATAACCGAAACTTCGTAGTTTTCGCCAAGCACCGCAACGACCTTCTTTGCAGCCTCAAAAATTACGTCGTTTGCGCGGTCGGTGTCGATGTAGCCATTTTCGTCGTGTTCAAATTCGATGCTTGTCATCAAATCCAGTTGTTTTTTGGCTTCTTTGTTTAGTTTGTTTTTCATTGTTTTTTCCTCTGTTTGGTTGCTGGGGCTTTCGCCCCCAGACTTTGTTATTTAAGCCGTGATGCCTGTGAGTTTATAAAACCATCTAGGTTGGCGAATTCCGATGTCAAAGCAGGCTTTGCCCGTTACTAAACCCGCGTATTGAAGCTCTTTAAATTGGTCAACAGTAAGTTGCGCTGCATTCTTTGCTCTGACCAAGCAGCCTGTTTTAGCGTATGCCTCTTTTAATGCTTCAAAACCTGCTTTGGTTGATTCGTTTAAGTTTGTTTTCATGGTCTTTCCTTTGTTTAGATGTTGTTTTAAAAGGCTTTTTATGCCGTCGGGACACACATTACCGTTCAATTTAAAATGACATCAAGTTAAGAAAATAAGTCGAATCTTTAAAACGCAAAAAGCCCCGCAACACTGGGGCTACAGGGCTTTAAAATAGATTTTTTAGTACCGCACTCGCCACTTAATGTGAAGATAAATGCCGCTCGATAATTTCTACAATGTCTTGCACCCATTGGTCAGGCAATTTGCTGGTGGGCATAAATGGGCGTGCAGGAATATCACCCCATAAATGCGGGAACTGGGCTTTTGTGCCGCCGAAATTCATCATCGCGGCTTGCGGGGCATTTGTACCCACAACCACCGACTGTGCGGCGGCTTGGACTGAAAACGAGTTTTTTAAAATTCCCGTGTCGTTTAACGGTTGGTCAGAATGATTACGTCGCCGCGCAATCGTTGTTTGCGACAGGGCTTTCCAATTAATACCATCGGGCGATTTCATGTCCCGAAACCCAAGCCGAATGTTGGTTGCCAAAACCTGTCCGATTGAATTCATGGCAGGTTGCATATTCGCAATGGAATCACCGAGTTGTTTTAGTTTTTCAGTGAGTTCTTTGCTTTCAATTTGAACGGTTAAATCGGTCAAAACGTATCCTCAAAACTTTTCACTTTTATTTTTTATCGAGCGGATAAATATCCCATTCGCCATTTTTGTCATCGCTAGATGGTGCTTGATAAGCCGTTCTGCTTCCGTCGGAGTGGGTAACAATCGATGTTGAAGGCGTTGAAAATTTTAATAAGTAATTGGCTTTTCGTTCTTCTGACCAATCGTCAGGGAATTCATTATTTTCAGCCATCATGGCAAAGCTATCTTGACTGGTTTGATTTTGTCTTTTTAAATTACCAGCCCTAATTTCTGATACGGTTGTACCCCTGTGTTTAGCAATCATTTCTTGATGCTCGATGCTCATATCTTCAAATGTGTATCCATCTTTGTACATTGTTAAACCTCCTCAAGTTCAATTTGCCACGCGCCGTTTAATTGGTCATTTTCTTTGTTAACAAGTTTTTTTGAAATCACTTTAAAAGTGGTATTTCTATCAAACAATGTTTCCATTTCGTCATCACTATATTTTGATAAATCCTCGATATTTCTCCCTGTTTTACTTTTTATTTCAAAATGAACATTCCCGCTAAAAACGTGATGTCCAGCGTGTGTGGTACTCCAGAATTCAACTTCAAGTCGCTGCTCACCAACAACGTATGAATCAATCACTTCGTGCGGCAAACTTACAGCGCGAAGCACTTTTCCTTTATTGATTGGCATTTTTTTCAACGCTTGAGAAAGTACATCACCGTAGCCTTCCAAAACATCAGCTTTATGTGCAATGCCGTCGGGTAATCTAAATCCCATTTGTTCATTTAGCCGTCCATGCAATGCACCTGTGTAGGTGTAAATTGCTTCATGTTCAGGTACAGAAAGCCCATAAACTTCTTTCGCTAATTTAGCGTTATTCACAAAATCCTGCTCCTTTCTATATTTTTCACCGAAGAACGATTTTAACGTTTTATCCATTTTTGCTTGTTGTTCTTCGGTGGTAAGTTTAGTGGCATTTTCACGTCGTGCAATTATCGCGGCATCTACTCTTGAGCTTCGGGTGTGCGTTCGTTTTTCTGTATTTGACGTTGGTTCTTTTGTTGGTTTATCTGGCTGGGCAACATTGCTCGCTTTGCTGGTTTTTTTCAACGCTGCTTTCGGTTCTTTATGGCTATCTGCAACGATTTCTTTTTTCTCGTCGTCCCATTGCCATGTTTCACCCGTTTTGGGATTTTTAATTTTGTCGCCAGTTTTTACGAGGTCGGGATTAAATACACCGTCTTGAAATTTATAGGGGAACGTTTTTTGAACTTTATCGATATGTTCCTTTGACCATGCTTTTGCCGCAGAATTGGTTTGCGGTGTTTTACTGGCTAATTTAGAGGTAGATGTTTTTGTAGTTTTAGGCGCATCAACAGGCGTTTTTGCCACGATGTTGTCAACGTGCAGCACATCGTCTTTTGGTACAACGACTTTTTTCTTGAGTGATTTGGCTAATTTTGGCTCGACGGTTTTAGCCGCCGCTTTTGCCAATCTGTCAGCGATTGCTTTGTTGATGCCCTCTGTAATATCAGAGCCGCAGTTGTAATCCCAGCCCTTGTCGGGCTTTATGCTATCGAGGTCGATTTTTTTGTTTAAACCGTTGTCACCCTTTGAGCGTGCTTGGGCTTGGCTTTCGCTAAGAGAAACCACGGAGCATCTACATCTGTAACCGTTGGCGGGATAGTGCGTGTCCCAAAATGGGTCGTCAATACGACGGATAATCCCATCGAGAGCGCGGTGGCTAGGACGAGTACGACTATCGTTAATCGCATCGTACATAAGGTAAGGTTGGTAGACTTCATTTTGTTTAAATTGCTCCCAATGCCCACGGTTGTAAGCGTTTTGAATGTTGGTGCGATAGATATTGTCGAGGCGGTGTTTTGGTAGACCTAAATCTCGAACAGCAACGCTGTCCTGCCATTGCTCAAACGACTGACCATTCGCTAATTTTGCGAACAGCGAATTGAGGACGGCTTGAAGTTGGTCAAGGCTGGCAACGCCTGCAATTGAAAATGCCAACTGCCGCTGAATGCCTTGCAACTCGCCGTAGTATTTGGCTGGCAGCACGATTTCGCGTGCGTCCATGGCGGCAATGGCTTCATCAAACGGAACATTAAAACCAACAGATAACGTTGTATCAGGCATTCACATAACCCAATACGTCGGCGGCAAACATCGCTCGTTCTAGTATTTGCCGAAATGGCTCGGTATCCGTATCAGCAAATAACACCGCTAACTTGTCGGCTAAATCTTCGGGAGATTTGGCGGTTTTAATGGCGTTTAAAATTACCCCTTCAGGAATGGGACTGCTTGAATTTGCCAGCGCGTTGTCGGCTAAATTTTCGATTTCTTGTTGAACTTGAGTGAATCTTGCGCCAATTGGCGCAGAAAAATTCAAATTCGCGGTTTTCTTTCCGCCCATGGGTGGATGGTTTTCATCTTTTCTTGCGCCAATTGGCGCAAAAACATCGTCAGCCGCCGCGAATTTCTTTCCCCCAATTGGCGGATTGGCAGTTTGATTTGCTAATTCAGCAGGGATTTCAAAATCACCTTCTTCATAGTCGTACACCCGCAGCAAATAATCGGGCGTGAGTTTCAAAACACCTGCTTGCACCAGCTTGGAATCACGGTCAGCACGTTCAGTTTCCAATCCCGTGTCATCTTCCATCACAAAAGTCGGTGGCTGACCTGTAAAACCGTTCAGCGTGTGCAACGCCGTGACCAGTGTTTGCACTGTTTTGGTCACTAAACGCATATCCGCCTTACGCCTGTCATCGAGTACCGCTTGATGCACTTTTGCGGCAGCAAAACTGCCTGCTTTGCCAACATCGGACGTTAATGTTTGTCCAAGAATGACCTTTTGAATTCGCTTCAAAATGGCATTTTCAAATTGCTCAAAGGTCGCACCGTTTTGCTGCACGCTCATAAACTCCGCTTCCCAACCAGCGGGGAGCGCAAGCGTAGCGTTTTGCACAGCGGCATTTAAAACAACGGATAAATGGTCAACCGATGGCGTGCCATCCGCCATAGGCATATCGGGTGCAGTGCCTTTTAAAAATGGAATGCCAGCGCGTTCGAGATTCTTTGCCCAAAACTTCCAACCGTTGACGCGAAACAGCCACGCCCAGTATAAACGCGACAACACCGCTTCACCATAGGGTTGGCGGTAAGTTTGATTTCGCACCGTGAGCAGAAATTTGTAATCGGTATCAACGGCTGTTCCCATTGGGTCTGGCATCGAGCGATAAATTAAATCGCCGTTACTTTTTGGCTCGAACCACTCAAACGGTTTTTCGCTAATCTCCGCGAGAGTAATTTTGCCGTCGGTGTTTTTATAAATGACTTCCTGCACGCTGTAACCGTAAAGCACCGCGTTAAATGCGCCGCGTAGCACCGTAGCAATCACGCGCTCGATTTCAGTCCATAAAAAAGTATTTTGCCTAACTAACCCTGATTCCAACCGCCACGGCGTAGCGATTAAGGCTTCGCGGCGAGTTTCAATCGCGGCATAAATTTCGTCATCGGATTCCAAGGTGCGAAGTTCTTTGCGATGAATACCGAGCTTTTTTAAGGTCTCGTCGGTATCTGCCATTTGCAGCAAATTGTTTAGCAAATAATCAATTGCCTGCTCGCTGTAGAGTGCTTTGGGTGCTGTCGCCATTAGTAAATCCTCGCACCCGAGGTAATCGGAGCAGATTGCGCGATACCTGTTGCGCCGTAAAACGCAATGGCGAGCGACATCACGGTGTCATCGTGTTGCCCGTGCGGTGCGCCGTAGCGAATCATGCCGCTGGGCAAGCGTTCTTGGTCAAAACACATCAGCTCGTTAATCAATGGGGGATAATCAGGAATCGAAATCGTGCCTTGCTCAAACGCAATGGCGAGTTTTTCAATGATTTCAGCTTTGCTGGCGTTGGTAGTTTGAAACGCTCGCACAGGTAATCCACGACGTTTAGCTTGTTCGATAAACGGTAGCCCTGTGTTGTTGGATTCAATCAAAATCGGTGCGCCTTTGAAGCGTTGTGACATGGCGATTAGTCGCTCTAATTGCATGACGTATTCGACTTGATTAAACCTATCGACAGCGACAACTTTACGGTCACGCGCATCAACCACGGTGATAACCGTAAAATCTTCAACTCGCGCTAAATCCACGCCGATAACGTAAGCTCTGCCGTCGGTGTTTTTTTGTTCTTTTCGCCACCAGTCATCGCCATTGATTTCATAAGTACAAGCGCGAATGTTACGAAACACACCGCCTGAATCGTCTAAGAACTGGGCGAGGTATTCTTGTTGGAATGTACGTTCAGGAAGATTGCGACGCGCTTCTTCAATTTCGTCTGGATGGATAAACGGATTACACGCGGTGGGCATTTGCCAGCTTGCCCAGTTGGGTTCGTGGTTAACGCCACGTTGATAACAGTCATGGAAATAATTGCGTCCTTTGGGTGTTGATAAAAACCAAGCATCGCCACCGAAATCAGTCAACGTCGGGCGAATCGCGTTCTCCCATGCGGGTTGTAGTCGTTTAGCAATGCCTGCTTCATCAATAATCACGCGGCTATATTTACGCCCACGCCCTGCGTCTTCATCTTCGAGTGACCAGAAATCGACTGCACCACCACCGATAATTTCGAGGCGTTTGGATTGCTCACTTTTGCAAGTAATCACAGGTTTTAAGCGGTCTTTGGATTCACGCCATGCGGCATCAAGCACTTTATACGTTGGGGCAAACCAGCCGACGGGATAACCTTGCAGCGCGGCGGTCGCTAAATCACTGCACGCGCTCGCACCCAACGCCAACATAATACCCAGCGCGGTTTTGCCGCTACGTCGCCCTAAGCAAACTACGTTATAACGGGCGCGACCTTGCCACACCTTCTGTTGCGCGATATGCAACGCAGGTAATTTGAGTCTTTTTGTCATCAGCTTCCCACTCTTTTAAAAAGCCGCTTCACCACCGAAGTGACAAAGCGGCAAACCTTAAAACAAAACGAACAGCGTTTTTTCTTATGGCAACAACGCTGCGCCGTCTAAGAAGTGGGTGTATTGAATGGTGACAGTTTTATCCACCAACGTACCGATTTCAGTCGCTAAATAGCCGTCTAAGGCATCAATGAAAATCGCGCCTTCACCATTGGTTACGCGCAAGTCGTAAGTTACGCCTTCTGCGGTGACGTGCTGCACCGTGCCTTGGTTTAAAACGACTATGACGGGATGTGCGAGGTTCAATGGCTCGACATCCGAAGTCACTAAAACAGTTTCGATGGTTGTGCCAGTGACCACGCCGCCGTTAAGCAACGCGCTAACTTGGTCTTTGTTTGCCGTCACCGTTGCCGCTAAAGCAGCAACAGAGGCATTGACTGAAGCAATCGCCGCGTTAATGGCATCAGCAACGGTCGCGTTTGGATTGACGGCAATGTAATCAGCGATTTCTTTTAGCGTGTTTAACGCTTCAGGTGCAGTACCGATTAAATCGGCGATTTCTTTACGAAACGAACCGACGGTAGTGGAATCGCCGTTAATGGTGGCAACTAAGGTTGAAATAGGTGAAACCGCCGCGTTGATGGCATTGGTACGCGCCGTGACTTCGGCGTTAATCGCTTCGGCTAATGCCGCAGTGCTACCTGTTCCAACCGCTGCCGCTTGGGCTTGCAACGCCGCTAACGCTTCTTTTAAACCTGCAATCGAACTTTGACTGTATTGAATTTGAGCCATGAGAAAATCTCCATAAAGGCAATGACGGTGTTACTTAGTCCGACAACTGAGAGTAGCCTTGCGGCGATTTAATCTTGCGGAGAATCAAACCGAATGCGCCATTTGGTTTTGGTTTTTTTCTTTGATGAGCGTTTTGTTTCGACAAAAATAATTTCTTTAGGCAGACGGGAATTATCGCCGTCGTGCTGGTTTTTTATTTGCTCATCGAGCGCGCT